TTTAAGAACTATTGCAGGTACGGCTAGAATTGGTGACGTTGAACTTGGATCTATTTCTAGGCAAATACAATCAAGAATCGATGAAGTTGGATTAGATAGAATATCTTCTATTGTTATAAGGTCAAAATCTCAATATAGATTATTTTATCCTACAACCACAGGTGGGCAAGGATCATCAAAGGGAATTATAGGTGTATTAAAAAATAATCCAAATAGAGGATCTATTGGATTTGAATATGCTGATATGGTGGGTATTAAACCTTCATGTACAGATTCAGATTTTATTAGTGGAACTGAAACGCAAATATTTGGTGGATTTGATGGTCACATCTATCAAATGGAATCAGGAAATAGATTTGCAGCAGGATCGGCAAATAATACTATTCAAGCAGTATATAGATCACCTGATATGGTTATGGGAGATCCAGGTATTAGAAAATATATGCAGAGAATTAATTTAAATTATGAAGGTGAGGGAACATCTATTGATGCTAATTTAGCTCTTAGATATAATTATGATGATCAAAATAGTCCACAACCAACTAAAATTGCACTGCCAAATGTAGGTGGTGCTGGGCAATATGGAGCAGCAAGTTATGGTAGTTCATTATATGATGCATCAGGTGTTCCATTAGTAAGACAAACAGTAGAAGGATCTGGATTTGCAGTAGCACTACAGATAGATGATCAGAATAGTGCAGACTCGTTTTCAGTTAAAGGATTTCAATTAGAATTTACACCAGGAGGAAGAAGATAATGGCAGGTTATTCAGCACGTCAGTCAAGTTTCACAACAGGTGATACTATACTTGCAGCTCATTCTAATGATGAGTTTAACCAATTACTAGCTGCATTTAATGCAACCACAGGACACACGCATGATGGAACGGCGGGTGAAGGTGGACCTATTACATCTATTAGAGATGCTGATGCTTTAAATAAAGTATTAGTTGATTCTACAAATAATCATTTAGAATTTTATGTTGAAGTATCATCTTCAGCAGTGCAACAAATAAGAATACAAGATGGTGCAATCGTACCTATTACAGATAATGATATAGACTTAGGAACTTCCTCTCTTGAGTTTAAAGATTTATTTATAGATGGTACAGCTAATATTGATACATTAAGTTTAGATGGAACTGCTATTACAGCGACAGGTACAGAAATTAATTTAATAGATGGGGGCACTTCGGCAGGAACAACTGCTGTTGCAGATGCTGATGGAATTATAACTAATGATGGTGGCACAATGAGATTAACAACTGCTGCTACATTTAAAACATATTTTCAAGAAGGTATATCTACAGCATTTGATGATCTAAGTGCAGGAGATGCTGCGGTTAATATTACAACAACTGCAGGTGATATTACTATTGACGCACAAGGTAATGATACAGATATAATATTTAAAGGAACAGATGGAAGTGCAGATACAACTTTCTTAACTATTGATGGTAGTGCTGCGGGTAAAGCAACATTTAATAGTGATGTAGTTGTAGGTGGAGATCTTACTGTAACTGGTGATGATATTATTATGGGTACTAACACTGCAGGTAATTTATTAATTGCAGATGGTACAAACTTTAACTCAGTAGCAGTAGGATCATTATCAGAGATATCAACAGTTGCTAATGATGATGTATTCTTAGCAGTAGATACTTCAGGTGGTGGCCTTAAAAAAATTGCAAGATCAGCTATTGTATCAGGACTTGCTACATCAGGTGCTATATCAAATGTGGTAGAGGATACTACACCACAATTAGGTGGTAATCTTGATATGAATGGTCAAGATATTGTTACTACTTCAAATGCAGATATAGAATTAGCACCAAATGGAACAGGGCATGTAACTATCAAAGGTAATGATAATCAAGGTACTATTCAATTTAACTGTGAAAGTAATTCACATGGACAGCAGATAAAAGCTGCACCACACTCAGAATCTGCTAATAATGTTTTAACCCTTCCTAGTACAGGTGGTGATGCACGTTTAGTTTCAACATCTTCAACTGCAACACTAACAAATAAAACTTTAACTACACCAGTTATCACAGAGATAGATTCAGGATCTACAATCACACTTGATGCAACTACGGATATTGTATTAGATGCAGATGGTGGTGATGTATTTTTTAAAGATGGTGGAACTACAATTGGTGAGTTTACAAATTCTTCAAGTGATTTTGTAATTAAATCAGCAGTTAATGATAAAGATATGTTATTTAAAGGTGTTGATAATAGTTCTGCTATTACAGCATTAACTTTAGATATGTCAGCTGCTGGTGCAGCATCTTTTAATTCAACAGTTACAGCTAATGCTGGAGTTATTGTTGATAATATTACAATTGATGGAACAGAAATAGATTTATCATCAGGAGATTTAACAATAGATGTTGCAGGAGATATTGCATTAGATGCGGGCGCAGATGTTAATTTACCTGCTAATATTGGAATGACTTTTGGAGATGATGGTGAAAAAATTGAAGGTGATGGAACAGATTTAACAATAGCATCAAGTGCTAAAATTAATCTAACAGCTACATCAGATGTACACATTCCAAATAATGTTGGAATAGTGTTTGGTGGTGATTCAGAAAAAATAGAGGGTGATGGTACTGATTTAACTATTTCAGCAAATAATTTAACTATTGACGCTGCTGCTGATATTAATTTAGATGCTGATGGTGCTGATGTTAATATTAAAGATGGTGGTACGACAATATTATCATTTACAAATAGTTCTAGTGATGCTATAATAACTGCAGGTGTACAGGACAAAGATATTATATTTAAAGGTGATGATGGCGGATCAGCAATTACATCTTTAACTTTAGATATGTCAGCAGGTGGTATCGCAACTTTTAGTGCTGCTGCTAACGTAGCTCAACAGGCTTTAACGTCTTCTTCAAATGCCGTAGCGTGGGATGCGTCTGCTAAACCAAATGCTTTTCATGTGACAACAGAAAATACCACGTTTGCTGCACCAACTAACAATGTTGAGGGTGCTTTTATAGTTTTAGAAATTAACTACAATGGTTCACACACTATTGCTTTTAATACTATATTTGAATTTGCAGCATCAACTGCACCAACATTTACTTCAACAGATGGTAAAACTGATATATTGGTATTCAGATATAATGGTTCAGTTTGGCAAGAAGTAGGTAGAACATTAAATTTAAGTGAGAGTTAAGATATGTATGCAATAGTAGAAGATAACAAAATAATAAAAATTATTACAAATCCTAAATCTTTAGTGATTGAAGATGTAAGATACCCAGCTAAAATATTTCAGTTATGGTCTAAATCAGAATTAAATAATATAGGTATCTATGAAGTCATTACAGATTCAACAAACAAAAAAGATGAAGCATACTACATAAATACTAATGAAGAATATAATTTTGCAGATAATCAAGTAACTAGATCATGGGGAACTGCTACACCAAAAAGATTAAATGATGAAGATGCAGTAGATCAAGATGGAGAAAATATTTTAGATGATGATGGTAACCAAGTAATTAACTATGGTTTAAAAACAGAAAAAAAAAGAATTGTAAAACAACAAGCATCAGGATTACTTGCACCTACTGATTGGTATGTAGTGAAAGCTAGTGAAGTTGCTGATTATTCTGTACCAACAAATGTTACAACATTTAGATCAGATGTAAGAGCAAAATCAAATGAAATGGAATCTCAAATAGATGCTTGTACTAATGTTGATGAACTAAAAGAATTATACGAATACACAGAACAAGAAGATGGAACGATAACAAGACCACTAGCAGAATTTCCTAAAGAGGTTGTCTAATGCCACTAATACTTGGAACTAACTCCATAAAAGATAC